TGCGGTGACGCTCCAGAACTTCTGGCCGGGAACTAACAACGTGGTGCTGCGGAAGGGTTACGACGACCACGTCACGGGCATCACCGGCCAAGTCGAGACGCTGATGAACTATTCCAGCGGCACGGCGGAAATTCTCTTCGGTGCAGCGGGAACCAGCGTCTACAACGTCACATCGGCGGGTGCTGTCGGTGCGGCAGTCTTAACGGGCATGACCAATGCCCGATGGCAGTACGTGAACTTCACGGTGTCCGGTACGGCGTCGTACCTGTGCATGGTCAACGGCGCAGACGAATATCAAGTGTTTGACGGGGCGGCATGGCACGATGACGGCGACGGCCCGCCGTACGACATTACCGGCGTCACGTCGACGACACTCTCCAACATCACGGTCTTTAAGAACCGCATCTGGTTCACGCAGAACAGCACGTTAAAAGCGTGGTATTTGCCGATCGACGCGATTGGCGGGGCGGCGACGGCACTGGATATGTCCTCGAACTGCAAGAAGGGTGGCTACCTGATGGCCGCAATGACGTGGACATTGGATGCAGGCTACGGCGTTGACGATTACCTGACGTTCATTACTTCCGAGGGCGAAGTGCTGGTGTGGCGCCTGACCGATCCGACAACGCCGACAGGGATTGCGTTGATTGGCGTCTGGCAGATTGGTGCTCCGGTCGGTCGTCGCTGCTGGCTGAAGTACGGCGGTGATCTGCTGTTGATCACCAATGACGGCGTGGTTCCCATGTCGAAGGCGTTGCAGAGTTCACAGACCGACCCGCGTATCAGTATCACCGACAAGATTCAGTCCGCCATGTCGAGCGCCATTCGTTCGTATGGTTCCAACTTCGGCTGGCAACTGCTGTTATTCCCCCGAGAAAACCAGTTGTATCTCAACGTGCCGGTATCGGCGGGCGACAACCAGCAACAGTTCGTGATGAACACGATTACGAAATCGTGGTGCAACTTTACCGATTGGGAAGCGAATTGTTGGGAACTGTTCAACGACGAGCCGTACTTCGGCAGCAACGGCGTCGTGTACAAGGCGTGGACGGGCACGACCGACAACGGTGCCGCGATCCAGGGACTCGCGCTTCAATCGTTTCAAGCCTACGGCGGCGCACGGCAGAAGCAGTGCAAGATGATCCGCTATCACCTCGCCTCTGACGGTGTGCCGCAGATTTACGGCGATGTGAACGTGGACTATGACCTGTCGGACAGGGCCGCGGAGTTGATTGGTACGCCTCTGGCGAGCGGCGGCATCTGGGATACCTCATTATGGGACTCGGCCATGTGGGCGGGCGGTCTTGCGCCTTCAGCGGAATGGCAGGGGGCCACAGGCATTGGTTACACCTTCGCGCCTTTTCTCAAGACCTCATCGTCGGGGATTCAACTCCAGTGGACGGCAACGGACATGATCTTCGAGGCCGGCGGCACGTTGTGACCGTGGTTTACGGCCCCGCGATTGGGAGTTGGATCGAGCGGAAGACGGGCGGCAGCTACGACCCGCGTGCGGTGAGTATTGGCCTTGTCAGCCGCAAGGGTATTCACGCAGGCATTCTTTACGAATGCTGGAACGGCGCCACGGTGATGGCGCACATGGCTGCGGAAGGTTTCTTAACCCGTGAGTTTCTGTGGGCGAATGCCGACTATGCGTTTCGGCAACTGAAGCTCAAAAAGATCGTCGCGCCGATTTCGAGCAAGAACACGCGGATGCTGGATATGGCCGCGAAGATGGGATTCACCTACGAAGCCATGATCGCAGACGGCCACCCGGAAGGGGATCTCGTATTGATGACGCTCGCTGCAAAGGATTGTCGGTTCTCAGGAGAGAAGTATGGGAAAACCCAAACCACCCGAAACGCCTGATTACGCGGGCGCGGCACAAGCACAAGGCGCGGCGAATATCGACGCGGCACGCGCAACCGCCAAGCTCTCGAATCCGAACATGGTCACCCCGTATGGCAACCAGTCGGTGACCTATGACGGCGATATTCCGACCGTCACGCAGACGCTGACGCCTACGGCACAACAGGCCGTCGAACAGCAGCAGGGCGCGGAATTGGGCCTTGCGACAACGGCCAATCAGCAGGCATCGCGCATCGGCAACCTGTTGAACACGCCGTTCCAATTCGGCGGAACCCCTCAGTCCGCGCTGGACCTGTCCAATGTGGCGAAGATGCCCGTCAATGCGGGCATGACGACACAGGACGCGATCCTGTCGCGGCTGGAGCCGGCGTTACAGCGTCGGCGCGTCTCGACCGAAACGCAGTTGATCAACCAGGGATTGCGCCCCGGCGCGGAAGCCTACGACAACGCGATACGGTTGCTCGGGGAGCAGGAGAATGACGCACTCCAGCAAGCAGCACTCGCCGGGATTCAGGGCGACCTGTCGGCCAACCAGCAGGGCTTCAATCAGGCGCTACAGTCGGGGCAGTTCGGGAATACCGCGATGCAACAGGCGCTCTCACAGGCGCTCACGCAACGCGACGTGCCGATCAACGAAATCACGGCGTTACTGTCTGGCTCGCAGGTGCAGAATCCGCAGTTTCCTGGCTATCAGGGGTCGGTCGCGGCACCCATGCCGCTATTCAATGCGACACAGGCACAGGGCGCATGGGATCAGAACATTTACAACCAGCAGGTCGCGCAGCGGAATTCACTGCTCGGCGGCTTGTTTGGGTTAGCCACGGCACCATTTTCGATGTTCAGCTTCGGAGGGCGATAGATGCCTCCCACATCACAGCAAGCCTCCATTAATCGCAGACGACAGTTGGCAGCGGCGTTACAGGAGCAGTCTCTTGCGCCGATTGAGATGCCGAACTATCCCGGCGCGAATGTTCACGCGCTTTCGGGCTTGGGCAAGATCGGGCAAGCCTTGTTTGCGGCACTCGGTAATCGGAAGTTGGACCGAGAGCAGGCGGCGCTGGATCAGCAGATGGCGAGCGAGAAGGCCACACAAAATGCCGCGCTTGCCAATGCACTGAAGATCAACCCGTCCTTGCTCTCTTCATCGCCTGATCCGATGCAACAGCAATTAATCGCCGCTTTGGTTGGCTCTCAGATGCAGGGCGAACGCGATGCGGCAAGCCGCGCCTATCAGACTGGCGAACGCGAAGCGTCTCAGGCTTACCAGACAGGAGAGCGTGAGGCCTCTCAGTATTTCCGCACTGGAGAGCGGGAAGCCTCGCAAGCGTTCGATCTCTCTAAGTTCCAGCCGAAGGCGGATTACACCATCGGCAACACTCGCTTCAGCGGAGAAACGAATCAACCGATTGCGGCGGTGCAAAACGAACAAAACACGACGGTCAACACGCCGTTTGAACTGTGGTTCAAGAACAATCCTAAAGGCAGCTACGAAGACTGGATTGAAGCCTCATCGAAGGAAGGCGGGCAGAAGCCGCTGACGCAGACTTCAGAGGCCGCGCTGATTGACAAGCTGTCTAAGCAATGGACAGCGGCATCAAAGCCTGCCGTTGAACTCAATCGCCAGTTGCAGCTCATGGACGCAGGTATGGCAGCGGCAAGGCGTGGTGATCTCGCTCAGGGCGCTCAGGCCGTACTGGTCACGTTCCAGAAGATTCTTGATCCGAACTCCGTTGTGCGTGACTCCGAGTTTGACCGCAGTGCGGCGGGGCAGTCGATTAAAGACCGAGTGCGCGGCAGTCTGGAAAGATTGACGGTTGGCGGTGCAGGAATTCCGCTGGATCAGCTGGAGAAGTTCGCAACGCTCGCCAAGGAAGCCGCTCGGGCGCAGTCTACCGGATGGCTCGACAGCGTGAAGAAACGGATTGGCAATGTTGCGAATCGCTATAACTTACCGAAGGAAGCCATCTTTGAAGACTTTGATTTCGGTGCAACTGGCGAAGCGCCTGCAACACATCGGTTCAATCCGGCAACGGGCAAAATTGAGGCGATACAGTAATGGCTGAGAAGATTGTCGAAATACCTGGCGTTGGCCGTGTTGCGTTTCCTGACACCATGTCCGACGACCAGATAGCGTCAGCGATTCGCGGCAATGCACCTACACCGCAATTCGCCGACGTGCAGGGCGGATCGTCCACGGTCCAGCAGGCACCACCGCAAGAGACGGGCGTGATTGCAGGACTCAAGCGCGGCCTCAATAATCTGAATCCGTTTAATTGGGTCCAGCCCGTCAGTCAGCCGATGCCTGGGCTATCCGTAGGTCAGACGCAAGAACTCGCCGCAAAAGCGCAGGCCGGTGATGCCAGTGCAAAGGCAGCATTGACCGCTGCATTCTCGGAAATGGAGCAAGCAGCACAGCAAGGCGGCAGCACGCGGGCCGTGGTCGAGAACCTCATTCCCGGTTCCGGCATGGCAATGCACTTTGGCGAAACGGCAATGACCGATCCGGCAGGAGCGCTCAGCGAAGCGCTAGTTACCTTCGGGGCACCGTACGCACTCTACAAGGGCATCGGGGCAATCCCGACGACAAAGAAGGCGGGCGCTAAATTCCAGCAGGTGCAAGCAAAGGCTAAAGATATTCCGTTGAATCTAAAGAAGGCCGATGACGTCGCACTCGAAGCCGTCGAGATGGGCGGACGTGGCGGCGATCCCGGCACGGGATATACGCTGCCAAAAGTCTTCCGCGACTACATGCGGCGACGTGAGCGAAGTCCTGAGATGACGTATGAGACGGGGCGTAAGTTCGCATCAAAAGCCGGTGACTTATCCGCAGCAGAGAAGCAAGCCTATGAAGGCGCGATGCAGGGCAAGATCACGCAATTCTCACGTGCGCTCGACGAGTCCAACCGCGCTGCGGCGGAATCAGTAGGCATGGGCAAGGTCTACGATCAGGCTATGAAGGAATACCGACAGGCCATGACGATTCGAGAAAAGGGTGCAATCGTTCAGAAGTGGGCGAAGCGTGCAGCGGCCGCGACGGCTCTAGGCGCAGCGTTCGACTACGCGAGGAACTAGCTCGGTCTCTTGTCGAGTTCGTGTAGCACCATCACCAGCAACACCACAATGACAACAAGCCAAAAGATCATACACGACAAAGCCTACCCGAAGGTCGGCAGAAAGGCAA